TTATTCTATCGCCAATGGAACTTTTTCCGTGTTGTTATTTGCTTTCTTTCGATTTCGTTTTACAATTTCCATATTCTTCAGGCTACTCTTCTCATTAGCCAATGTTAAGTCTTTAATCAACGTTTCAGCAAAAACATCTGAATATATCTGAGTCGTTCTAACAGATGTATGTCCCAATATTCGTTGTACTGTCGTAATTGGAACACCTTGATGTACTAACAGAGTAGCACAAGTGTGCCGGGCCGTGTGATAAGTGATCTTTTTATTAATCCCAGCCATTTGAACCAGTTTTTGTAATATTCTGTTTGTATCTGAATTACATCCTATCTTAGATAACTCTTCTATGCTGTTATAATGGCTTATAATGTTTAGAGCCTTTCCGCGAAATAGTAGATACAAAGGTATTTGAAGTTTTGATCCAGTTTTAAGGCTGTTCAATATCAACCAACTATTCCCATCTATAATGATTAAATTACGATTGCTCAACTGTTTAAAATCGGAGAATCTGAGTCCCGTATAACAACAGAACAGGAAAGCATCAAGAACATGTTGGCTGTTATTCTTCTTTTCAGGCAGTTTCAAGGATTCCATCTTTTCAAGCTCATTAGGCAGCAGAAAACGATGTTCTGTCTGTTCTTTCTTAATTTTAAACTTACGGAATGGATAAGCATCTTGTGGAATATATCCTTGGTTTATTGCTTCATTGACAAGGGTGCGGAGTACTCTCATATGCTTGCCTATCGTGTTGACTTGTAATCCTTTGTTTCGTAGAAACACATCAAAATCTTTAAGAAATGTATAATTAAGATCTTTAAAATCAATTATACCACGAAACTCCTTTAACGTCGCCACTGTAACCAACATGTTATCTTTTGTACGCGGTTTTCGATCTGAATTCTCTATGGTATGTTGCGCAAATTTCAAGAACGAGATGGATGGTGATACTTCTTTTTTAACAAACTCTTTCAATTTTGAAAGTGTGGCATCAATACCATTTTTCCAGCAATTCAGCTCTATCGCCTGCAAATCCAATATGTAACCATATAACATTGCGTTGAGTTCATTACTCTGAGGATGGTTAACGACTTGTGCTCCCTGTTTGCTCCAATGCTCTGGTTTTAAATATACATTTGTTTTAAAATAGGCTTTACGTTTGTTTAAATATGCTTCAACCTGCACTAAGGCAGTTCCTTGTTTATTAAGTTTCTTTTGGCGATTATAGACCAAACGATATCTAATTTTTTCTAACATGGCAGTTTTTATTTTAAAGTTAAGTATTTCTATCTTTATGACAAAACAATACATAAAAAATTGCTTCTGGGAGGACTGTTGGGGATAAATGATACGTGGTTAAGGTTCAGAGATGAGAAAGGAATAGAATCTCAAGACGAATTAGATCAGATGAATTATAGCGGAATATACTTACTATCACAAACATCAAAATTAGAATATGTCCGTAATTGTGTATTAGTTGTAATCGGCAAACCTAATATCTGTTGTATTCAGAATCTATATAATTATAGCGGAGATATTTATAAATATCGAGTGAAATGGTTTAGTAGCAGTTGGGGTAATTGGCAAACCGTATCTTTGACATGATTAAAAAACGGGTGGTCCGGTACAAGCCGGTGCCACCCGATCCTGATATGCACAACGCCATATGCGGTGCAAAGGTAATCCATATTATCTAATATGCCAATACAAATTTCCCTATATCCCATTCTATCATCACGTAGATGGAAATTATTTATATCATGAACCTATAAGATTCCATTCGCTCCATCCGTCCCCCCACCATTTCGTTCTTACTTTTACAGATTTCCCGTTTGCGCTTACTAAAAATTGCACGACAGTGTTATCATTTTGAGCAGATAAAACGATCAAAAAAGTATTATCGTATGGAGATACAGATTCATTGACACATATATAAAAGCCGTTTTCTGTTAAAGACTTAGATTTTTCCTCAGAATCAACTGTAAGAACAAATATAAATCTAAACCATGTATCATTTATTCCAATCAGTTCTCCCAGAAGTGGGAAATCAGACCGCCGTTGTTGTGATTCTCACCCAAGAATTCCAATTACCATACCACATACTACGTATATAGTAAGATCCATCACCGTAATATGTAATTTGGATGGATGAATCTTGTCCACCACCTAAATTAGTATATAAGGTAACCAATATACCCCATAATCCGTTATTTATAGGCGTATTGGTTGCTCCTTCTTGGATTCGTAGAATAACACTTTTTTTAATGGTGTTTAAGTCACCTTTAAACAGTCCTCCATCTCTTAACCACGTATCATTTATCCCCAACAGTCCTCCCAGAAGCATGGAATACCTATTTTTTTGTTAAGAAATAGGTATTTCTGTTAGTCCAGATGGGGTTTCGATTTTAGTTATAGAAGGCATAGAATCTCCACATAGTAATTTAACAGAAACTAAAGAAGACCTAGTAGAAGCAACAATAGAAAGGATAATATCTCCGTTGTCATTATAGAAAAATTTAACAGACAACATAGAACTCCCTACTACAACACCTTTAACGTTATAATCATTTTTGTAGTTACTGTAATATTTAGATACAATATAAATTTTAGGTTGACTCCTGTCTTCCAGTATCTCTACAAGATAACTACATTTTACAACATTAGATGGGATGATATTATAATAATACGAATCATTAGCCCCAGCTGAATTTCTAGCTATAGTTGCATCTCTTTTTAGATCATTTATGCCAATCAGTTCTCCCAGAAGCGTTGCTAAGTTGTTTTTATCTATTTGAACAATTTCACCATTTGATCGCTTTCCGAAAATAGTAACGATGTCACTTACCACCGGAACTTCATTTAATTTTTTGTCTGCCATAATCGTATTTTTTTTAATTATTTATTACTACTTGATTTTCTACCACTTGAACATATCCGCCCGAAACAAGATTTTCCAAATCGAATGCCATACCTATTCCGCTGTCACGGATACAGAGGTAAAGAACCTCCTTATCGGTGTAATACTTGCCTTCTTCCAGCACCATGTTATGTACCCAAGGTATAGGATCATCCAGTGTGCCGGAGTGCTCTATCTGCACAACCTTGTATAAGGATTCCGTACCCGTTCCCGGCTTCCAGTCCTCCTGCGGTGTATGTTTCTGTATAACCTCATAGAGCGTGCTGCCATAGCAGAAGCGGAACTGCAAATCAACCTCCGTACCTATCAGATCCTCCCATACGGGGAAGTACTCTTTCTTCGCCAGTGCTTCCTCTACGGTAAGCCCGGCATTGTTGATGTTTGCCGCAATATCGTTTAATAGCGTATCCACACGATCAAGTGCTTCAACATCTATCGCTTCCACGTCAACGAAGGACGCTTCGGCAATCATCTGCTCCTTCTGTTTCGATGTGATCTCTTTCCACATAGCCACATCCTCAGGGCTGTTTATCAAAACCTGATTTTCAAATCTTCGTTCCGACAGAGGCATATCCTCAACCTGTGTCAGATAACAATCATAACCTGCTTGTAATATCATTCTTGTTCCTCCTTTTCTTTCGTGTCCAAATAATCGTTTATGGAATCCGCATAAACTCCCGAAAACAACGGTGTACAATCACGTATAATTCGTATTTCCCGTTCATCGTAATCTACTTCTCCCTTGCCAGAGTAAATTTTATGAGCCAAAGAACTGGCGGCTATGCCCGGAACATTTGTGTATATGGCGTTAGCCAATGACTCCGCAATATCCATCTCAACCCTGATATCCTTCTTTATCCCTGTGTAACAAGGAAATTTTGTAAAATCTATTTTCATAATTTGTATTTTTAAGTCCAAAAACCAATCCAGTTCATAAACCATATGTTATTACGCTTGTCATAATACATTGCTGTAGCACTTGATGCCATCAAGTACATCGAAGAGCTAATCTCTCCTGATTCCCAGCCTACCAGTCTTGTTCCGGCTATATACACTTTGTCGTTTGATGTGTTCCTGATCCAGTAGAATTGCCCGTCCTCCGCAGTGGATGGAACAGTCAGTGTAATACCGGCTTTAATGGCCAGCACGACACTATCCATCACTGACAAGATTGTGCTTTCGTCAATCCTGCGCAATCTGAGTCTGAACCCACAGATATCCCCCTTAGAAATATAAAGGGCATGATTGCCAGTAAACTGATAGTCTTTATTATCATAAGCGTGTGAGCCTTCAACGGAAAGAAACAGTCCGGCATTACCATAGGACATTGACTGAATGCTCCTGTTCACTTCAATACGTACAGGGGTTGAAAATGAACCGCCATTGGATGAAGGCATAGTTTCAGCTCCCATGAATACCTTTGAATAACTTCCTGTAAATCTTATCAGGTTAGCAGAAAGGAGCATGGCATCATCACCGGAAACCGATTCCATACTTGAAGAAGATATACTGAAACCACCGACGTTTCCACCTGTGGCGGTTATTGTCCCCGTGATATTCGCTTTCGTTGCAACTACATTCCCTTCCTCATCAACTCGGAACGGTGCGGAGTCAGGAGTCGCGGAACCTGCCCATATACGTATCTTCTGACCGGATGTAGAGCCGGACATGCCTGCGGTAACAGTGTTGTCGCTCTTCTTTATCAAAACCTGATTTCCTTGGAACAGGCTGATGCTGGCATTCTTAGCTATTATAAGGCTGGTATAGATAGGTCCCACTCCGCTCAGTTTTTCCCAGTATGTGGTGTTGCCCGGTTTGTTCGAAGCGGAGGACACATGCGTCTTCAAACATTTGTACACATCCCATCCGTCAATGGCTGCGTCATTCCTTATCAATGCGAAATCAATATACCTCGTACCGCTTGTCAGGGCTTCGTCATTACGGTACTGCACACTTGAAGCGGACCATTCCGACTCACGGAAGATACAGCCCTGTATTCCTTGTACGCCCTGATCTCCCTTATCTCCTTTGTCTCCCTTTTCACCATCATCACCCTTGTCGCCTTTATCACCTTTTGCCCCGGTATCACCTTTCTCGGACCATACATCATATTCAGTAGTATTCACCTCACCCGTCAGCACATATCCGCCATCGTTGAAAGTGAACCGGTTGCCGGCATTGTCAGTCCAACACCACAAGGGAGGATTGGTAGTGGATGCCTTGGCTACATAAGAGCCGCCGCCCATCGAAACGACACCCATCTTGGGAACGACCATTCCGGTCTTGAACTGCCCCATCTGGGTGTAACCGTCACCCTTGTCACCCTTGTTGCCTTTGAATTGCGACCACGTATAGTCGGCAGGATTGCTGCTCTCTGTGGCGGTTTCCTTGTTTACCGCGATGCCTATGTATTTGGTATTGTTATTCGGCTGCTGGTACATTCCGCTTCCGTCCGCGTTGTCCGAGTAGGCTATCCATGTATAATAGGTTTTCCCGTCGGCACCGACAGCACCCGGAACGCCCGGTTCGCCCTTGATGTCACTCCATTTGTAATCGGACGGATTGTTACTTTCCACAGCGGTTTCCTTGTTGTATGCCAGTCCGATGTATGCTTTTCCTGTGGGATCATTGCTGATTCCGTTTCCCTGAGCGTCATCCGCATAGCGTATCCACGTGTAATAGGTCTTCCCGTCCTTTCCCGGAGTACCGGGAACACCGTCGGTGCCATTGATTCCGTCCGTACCATCTCTTCCCGGTTCAGCTAATACATCATATTCAGTAGTATTCACCTCACCCGTCAGCACATATCCGCCATCGTTGAAAGTGAACCGGTTGCCGGCATTGTCAGTCCAACA